GAATGTAAAGAAGAGAAAGGTATATCTAAACATTATTTAAGATGTATATTTTGTTATACCACGATTACTAAAGTAGAATTGATGGAGTTGAAAAGACAATGCAAGTAGTTTACGCCCACACTGATTCACTCTATGTCCCTATACCTTCTATTGAGAAGGCTCAAGAGATAAGAGAGATTCTAAACAAACACATTCAAGATGAGATATTTCCCAATCTAATGGGTTTAGATGACCATCCTATGGATTTAGAATTCGAGAAATACTATTCTGTATTAGGAGTAGGGGCGACTAGAAACAGAAATGCTGGATTCATCAATTGGAAAGATGGAGTATATCTAAATGAACCTGAATTTGTAAGCACTGGTTTCGCATTAAAAAGAATCGCTGAATCTAAGATAGGTAAAGAGGTTCAAAAGACTACCATAGAGATGTGGATTACTCAGAAACCAAAAGAAGACATCATTAGTTATACTAAAAAGATGTATAATGATATTCGTAAAGGTCTAGTTGAGAAATTAGACTTAGTTAAAAGAAGTCGAGTAAAAGAGAATCGCCTTACATTAAAATGTAAATGTAGAAAAACTTACTCGGTTGATTATGTTAGGAGATTATTAGGAATTGTTCCTGACTCCTTATGTGAAAAAGATAACTGTAATGCCAAATTAAAAGATTGCACAACAGTAGAAGGTAAAAGACCAGTATTTGGAGGAGGGTTTGCAGGTATGTTATATTATAATGAACACGTTAACCCCAAAGATAAGATTGATGATTCCTTTTACCATCTGAAAGCCAAGTTCAAAAGTAATCAGATTAATACCTTTACTAACTGGAACGGTGACACTAGAAAAGCGGAGTATATTGCGGTAAAAAACTTAGAAGAGTTTGAACCCTTTAATCCCGACTGGAACTTTTTAGCCGAATCAGAAGTAATAAAGAAAATAAAACCCGTATTTGAGGCTATGAATTGGGACTTAGATGCGGTAAAGAAAGACGATAGACAGAGAGATTTAGGAGAGTGGTTTTGATGGGTATAACAATTAAATGTTCTAATTGCCACACAGTTATGGAATTCGTAATCTACTATTCTAACGCAAAACAATGTCCATATTGTAATAAGAAATGGGACTATTCAAAAATAAGTAGCACTAAATTAAGGAGGAAAGATAAATGACAGAATATACATACCAATGGAACCCAGAATGGGAAGATAACCCAACCATGCCACAACTTAAAGTAACGAAATCATCGTTAAACACTTTCGAGTTTTGTCATAAGCAATATGAATTTAATTATATTGAGGGTAGAAAGTCTGAACCTAATGCTGCTATGGCTAGAGGTTCAGCGGTTCACAATTCATATGAGGATTTCTATAATGATTTTGATATGAAAAAAGCAGAAGGATTAGACCAAAACAATCTATATGAATATTGTATGGGTTTATTTCCTATTGATGACTACGGAGAAGTATATCAGACTATGGCTGCCTTTGAAACAGAGAGGTATCTAAGTTCTAAGTTATCAAAATCAATAGATAATTATCTACCAGTAGGTAATGAAATTAGATGTAACGCTAAATTAACTATACCTAAAGATGTAGGTATGGGAGGAAGAGGTAAAAAGTTCATGTTAAAGCGTGACTATACTATCCATCTTCAAGGTATCATTGATAGAGTGTTTCAAGAAGGGGATGGAGTCATACCAGTTGAATTAAAGACTGGGCAATGGAAGGCTAGAAAACAAGCACACATGAGAAAAGAAATGGCTTTCTATAAGGTGCTAATGGATGCTGACCCAGACTGTAATTTAGACCCAATAACTCATTGGGCTTGGTATTATCCAGACTCAAATTATTTTGAAGTTGAACCAGTTAGAAGTCATCAAATAAATAGCATACCTAAGCGCATTGGTAAACTAATTTATGCTTATGAGCAGGGTATATTCCCCGCATCTTATTTCGCTAAAAAGTGTCAGTTCTGTTCTTATATAGGAATCTGTGACTCGGCCCAACAAGCAGAACTATGGGAGTGGTGATTTGAAAGATAGAAGTAAAAAAGTAGGACTGCTACTAATAGATGGATTAACTGTGTTATTCTTATTAGTGTGGAACGTTGGTATAATAGTAGTATTAGGAGTGGCTTTATTTCCAGTCTTAATATGGAGGTTCTTATTTGGAACTAAAGAAGAAATAAAAAGATACACTAAGGAGGGATTGAAACATGAAGGAAAAGATAATGAGAAAGATAAACAGTAAAAATTGGAAGTTTCACGAATTGTTGAAACTGAAAGAAGTGGCATCTTCAGTCTCAGGTGAACTATATCATGAGTTGGACTTGAAAGACCAACTTGAACTAATATGGGAAGTTAAAGTAGGTAAAGATTTAACCTTCGGTTCTTTGTTTAAACAGACAGTAATAGATTCATTAGAAGATGAAGTGATGAATGCCTTTCAAGAAAAGTTTGAATCAGCAACCGTTAACTTTGATGGTGATGAAGAAACTATTACCCCTACACTTCCAGTGGAGAAACCAACTTCTTTAACTAGTAAGTATTCTGCTAAAGAGCCAACTATGGAAGATTTAATTTCAGGTAAAGATGTTCAACCTTCTTTAGTAGAAAAGGATGGTAAAGTGCAAACTAGAGCCGGTAATGTAAAAGTGGAGAGGGTATGATGGTTTTTGAAGAAATGTTAGAAGGTCAAAAGAAATTAACTGAAACAATGGAGGAGATACATGCTACTCTTAAGTTCAGTAATAGAATAATTATGATGGTTAATGTAGTTAATATTGCCACTATTATTGTAGTGGGAATGGTGTTATTAAAATGAAATTTCCTAGAGAAGTATGGCCAAGTGCTAATAAACAAACATCAACTTTTGCTAGTAAAAGAAAGTTAGTTCATAATCAAGAACAGTTTAACGAGTTCGTTAAAATGTATAATGGTAAAATGAATGTCTTTACATCAGTATATGATTACGGGCAATATACTATTAAACAAGCAGTAGTATCAACTGTAATTCTAGATAGAGTGTTTTTAGATTTCGATGCCCATCATGGGGAAGTCAACAAACATACTGGAGCGCAACTAATTAACCAAGAAGCAATACAAAGTTGTTTAGAAGATTTAAGATGTGTGATGGATTACTTGGAAGAAAAAGATTACAAATATGATATGTCTTTTTCTGGAAGAGGGTTTCATGTATATGTTTATGGAGAACCCATTAAAGATATACGCAGACTAAATGCTTTCTTTAATGAAGTAAAGGAAGTTACAGTTAACGGAACTTTAGATAGTTCCGCTATATCTAGTAGAAGATTAAGAAGAGTTAGAAACACTATGAATATGAAAGCCTCTTATGGAGATGGCTGCTATTATTGTGTGCCTTTAGATTGGGCTAAGATGAAGGGGTTAGGAGTGAGCGATTTCCTCACTATGTCTAAAACCCCTAACACAATCGCCTTGCCTATGCGAGGGACTAAGTTGGTTAATTGGCCCGAAGTTCCTCCTATAGAGGAATCAGAAATAGAGGCTGAAGTAATTAATGTAGGTAATTTACCTATGCCACCATGTATGCATAGCGCAATCATGGTAGAGAACCCAACTGATGAAGCAAGAGCATATCTTGTTAGTTGGTATAAAGACCTATTGTTATGGGCTGACCCCAATGTGGGGTTTGCTGATACTAAGGTAACACCTAGTAGAGATACTAGACAAAGAATGGTGAATAAAATCACCACGGAGATTAAAGGATTACATGAAAACCATAATGTTTGGTTGGATTTTAATGAAGAGGTAACTAAGTATAGAGTTGGTTTTATCGTAGATGGGAATTATAATTTTCCCAATTGTGATAAACTAATCAATAACGGTTACTGTATTGGAAAATGTTGGAGGATGAAATAATGAGACAAACTACGCTATTTGAATATGGAATGAGATTAGAAGGACAGATGACTTTAGAAGATTTCGGTTTAACTTTTGAGGAATAAATATGAATTTAATTATTGATAGTAGAGAAGTCTCTGCTTTATCAGATGAGGTGGAAAGTAAAGCCACCAGTATGAATATTATTACTAAAAAGCAATGGATTGAAGTTGGAGATTATGTTATAGGGAATACTTGCTTTGAGGCAAAATCTACTCATGATTTCTTATCATCGGTTATTAGTAAAAGGCTGTGGACTCAATTAGATAATATGGATAGGTGCTATGATAATAATATAGTTATCATCTATGGCTCTTTAAGAGATGCACTGACCTATACTAAATATTCTGCCAAGTATAATTCTATGCCTAGAAATAGAAAGATGCAATTATTAACCAATAAATTCTATGGTGCATTAGGTAGAATCATTTTAGACTCAGACATTAAACCAGTTTGGGTTCTAGATGAATTCGCAGCAGCATCAATTATCTGTAGTGTTGCTAAGATGCAACCAGTAGATAGACCACCAATTAAACCTCACATGTTTAAGCGGTTCACAACAGACGATGTGAGAATAAATATGTTAACTACCGTTAAGGGAGTTAGCGAAAAGAAAGCAAAGATGCTTATCAAAAAATATGGTTCACTTATGGAGATAGGTGACTGTGATAAAAGAGAACTATGTTCTCTAGAAGGAATAGGGGATACTACTGCGGATAGAATCCTATCTATTTTTAACTCAGAAAAGAAGGTGATACAATGAATTATGAAGAAGAATACTATTACAATGTGGAAGAAATACAAGAAGAAAACATTCAAGTTTCAGAACAAGACTTACCAGCAATTGTTAGGAATTGGGAAAAGGTGGCCATATCATATTCCAGATATAATAACATACCCGCAATAATTTCATATTACAATTTATTAGGTGATTTGGTTAAAAATATGGTAGAGATTCCATTCGGGCCAACCACTAATGATACTAGAATTCACTTTTGTTGGATTCAAACTGCTAGAACTGGAAAGACCACATTGATAATGTATGTTCTAACACCAGTTGCTAAGTCTATCTATGAAGACTTGCATGACGATGAGTATGTAGATTCAGATGTAGTTAATTTTGCTGATTATAATACTGCTTCCTTAGTAGGTAGTCACACTGAGAATAAAAATTTCAGTGAAAACGCAGAAGAAATCTATGGTAGAGAGATGCAAGAGATTGATGAGAATATAATCTATACTGTTGATGAAAGAACAGAAGCGATAAGGTCTGCTAGAGAAAAAAGGGATGCGAACTCTTCTAGATGGAATGTTCACTTGGGTCCAATTCATGGAGAAGGTATTTGGTTTGCTGATGAGTTTGAAGGAAGTGGTGTTTTTAAAGATAAAAATCACAAGGAGAATATGAACATTGTTTTCCAGACTTTAATGAATAACTTCCACAATGGTTCAAATGTATATGAAAAGATTCTAACTGGTAAGCCAGTAATACCATTAGATTGTAGATATTCTCTTATGGCTTGTACTTTTCCACCAGACCAATTATTGAAAACGGTAGCAGAAAAGGGTATCCTTCAAAGATTTCTACCATTTATTTGGGATGTTCCCGATGATACCAAGACTGAAATGAGAAAAGATGTAATAAAAGGGTTTGGAACTATATCTAAAACTAAAGGGCCACCTTTACATCTAAAGAAGGGTATCTTAGAAATATACAAATTAACTAAAGCCCGATTTGAATCGGTAGGTAAAGATAAATTAAAAACTATTAGTTACAATCCAGACGCAATGGAGGCGTTAGATAGCGCACACAATGTTTTATTAGAGTATATTTCTAATGTCAACCCTAGAATTAGAGACATAATTCGTTTATTTGAAATGAATCTAGTAGAATACATAGGTAAGTTAGCAGTATTAAATTGTATATCTATGTCTAAAGGTATCACTAATCCTGATGAAAGATTCATCGTTTCAGTTGCTAATGTTAGACAGGGAGCCTATGTAGTTAGGAAATGTTACATGGCTTTAGTGCAATGGTTAGAAAATGCTATGAAGGGTGAAAGGAAAACTATTGCCGCAAAAAGTTCACTTAAGGAGTTCCAACATGCTTATCAAGTAGCATTGGATAGGGCTAAACCACAGGAACAGTTAGAAGGGGGATATGTCTGGAAGAAACTAATCTTAGATGATGCAGGTAAAATTCTAGAACAATCTCCCGCATGGATTTATAATAAATACAATACTCTAAGTGAAATGTTTGAGTCTAAAAAGAAAGGTAGACAGGCATATATCAGACCAAAAAAACAGGAGGAATAGATAAATGAAAGCGACATGGGAAAATAAATATGTGGTATTTGATGTTAATGATGGCCCAAAAACTATGATTGACGCACTGAACTTGGAAGGAGCAGAAGGTTGGGAAGTAGCCTCAATTGTTAGCGTAGCCGGTAACAAATTGTGTGCTTTCCTTAAGCGAGGCAATTATATTGTTGAGCCTTCTCCTGAACAAGAGAAAAGAGAAGAAGTGCTGAAATTATGGGGCGGAAAGAATGAATAATGTCATGGCTATTGATTTAGAAACTAAAAACCTATCAACTGACATTGGAGGATGGGGTAACACCCATATGTTTCTAGTATCTACTGTAACCACTTGGAATGGAGATACTGGAACTGTCTATGTAGATGAACCAGTATCTGATACCTTTTCTAAATCAGGAGTCCAAACTAAACCATTAAGGGAATTAAAATTCGATTTAGATAATCATTTCCAAAAAGGTGGTCAACTATTAGGACATAATATTGTGGCCTTTGATTTACCAGTTCTTAGAGATGCAATGGATATTTACTGCATTAGAAAATATATTACTAACAAACAATACATTGATACTAGCCAATATTTCGTATCAAATCATGGAGAGAGATATTCTTTAAACAATTTAGTTGACCACACTTTAGGTAAACAAAAGACCTTAGATAGTATGGACGCTCCAAAACTATGGAAGAAAGGTGAATATGATATTGTTGTGGATTACTGTTTAAAAGATTCTCAATTAGTATATGAATTATGGAAACACGGACAAGACAACGGAGTTGTCAAAGCATTCAACATAGAGAAAGAACAAGAAATAGAAATGGAGGTGGAATGGTAATGGAAACTGGCGAAGTATTTGGATGGCTTTTGTTTTTGATTTTTATTAGCGTTTTATTTTTTGCGGCGTTTGGTAGTGCTTCTGTAACAGAAGATACTGTTGAAGAGTATATCAACAACCTAATGGCTGAAGAAAATAATAATAAAAAGATGAGATAGAAATGGCTTTAAAATATAAATGTAACAATTGTGGCAGGTATATCATCCCTAGAAGGATAAAGGGAAACTATATTGGTGATAATGAGATTATCAAAATTTGGGAATGCCCAAACTGTAATCACCTTTGGAGATAACTATCAAGCGTTATAGGATGCAATCGCATCCCTATAATCATTAGGGCTAAAATAACCTACTAGTTTTAGATTATCATCTACCACTGTAACCGCTATAGGCTTCTTTACATTCATCATTAAAGCCGCCTCTTTAACTGTGCTATTATAATTTACAGATAAGATATTGGAATCTAAGTGGTCTTCACATTTTTCAACTCTACAATCTAAATCATTAGACATGGCAACTAACATGTGGGAATCTGTAACTATACCCATAGGTAGTTTATCATCCACGACTACCAATACCCCTCTTTCTAATGCTAATATTTTCTTAGCGGCTTCACTAAGAGTGGCATGTTTGCTTATGGTATCATATTCATCAGTTATATTCAAGTCGGAAATCCGCATGGGTCTTATCAAAGTGAATTTAGTTAAGAAGTTTTTGAAGTATAGGGGAGGAGGCTTCGGCCTCTTCCTCTTTTTTTATTTTATTTTATATTGGGGTAGATTTATCCACCCTAATTTAAATCTATTTATAAGTGATTACAATTAAGAGCATAGATATTTCACTAGGATTTCAACATTAAAACTTAGAAAAACTAAAAATTGCAAAAATTAGATACTTTTTTCAAGGATTTATGAATACTAATTCAAATGCGCCTTGACTACTACCACCACTATTAGTAGCAGTAATTTGTAATTCAAATATTGCCATTTCCCCACTTCTTGAACTGAAATTTATAGCGTAATTAGCCCCAGTCCAATTTTGAGTAGAAGGTGGTGTTGGGGTAGAAGAAACGACTAATCCCGCACCATTATCAACTACGACTATACCCCATGACCAAGAAGCAACTGTTCCTCCACCAGTAGTGTCTCCATAAGCACTAATGGATATGGTTTGTCCCAATAATGAACTTATATCAAGAGGATTACCGTTATCTATAGTTCCACTTCCACCACCAGAAGCAGAGAAATTTACTTTGTCAGCATTTCCACCAGAATCTTCTACTCTTGCGCCAGTAGGAGCAGAAACAGAAACAGATGCTCCACCTTGAACAACTCCTAATTGCCAATGAAACCCTACCATTCAATCACCCTATTCTCTGCCATTCATCGGCAGCAAATTGAATAAAGGTGTAAACCTTATCATCGGCAATACTTACTTGCCCACTTGAAGGAACGGCTCCATTTACTTTACAATTACTTGCATCTCCAGTTGTTATACCATCAGCAATCGTTCCACCACCTGCATTAATAACAGTAAATTGTGTTCCTATTGTAGAAGTATTCGGAATATCAGGTAATACTACTTTAGAAGTGGTAGTTGTTAAAACAATAACTATCCCAGTATCAGCGGTTGTAGCCGTATAAGTAGTAGATGCTGCTAAAACTACAGTGGTTGCTCTACCCGCAATACCTGCGTAAGTAGTAATATTAGAACCAGAAGATGCTGTTAATGTATCAGGTGGCCCAACTGTCGCTAAAATAGTTGACACTATATCTTTATCTTCATCAATTAAAGATACACCGAATTTAAGATTACCACCTTTATCAGCATTTGAATGTATTTCTGTAGCGTAACTCGTAATAAATGCAGAGGCTTCTGTAACTGAACTAGGTTCACTACCAGCAGCATCAGCAGAATCAAAACCAATACCACCGAGTAAATCACCATCGCCCGTTGAGTTGTCATCTCTAACAACTAATATTCCATCGTCATTATCTGCCCCTTTATGGTTGACCTGTAAAGAATTATTTACTGTTCCAGTATAATTAGCATCCCCATTAATGAGGTTTCCATCAGGAGTTAATCTAATTCTATATTCTAAGTTGCCACCTTTTCTAATTCTTATAGCGGTTTGAGAATCTTCTGTTCCAGTAGTAGTATCTACTATTTCCCAAAATTGGTCAGCATATCTAAAATCAGCAAAAGTGCCACTACCATTATCGTTTCTTCCCCTAATAAGAAGGTGGGCTAAATCATCACCATCAGCGGGGTCATCAGCACTATTACGATATAATACAATATCTGGAGCCGCACTAGCACCGTCATCTGTACTCTCAATAATTAAAAAGTCACTATTTCCTTTTCCTTCAAAATGAGCAATTGGGCCAGTAGAATCGTTTCTAACATATAATGGGATAACACCAGTAGCACTAACATGGTCATTATGAATATTTAATAATCTTCTAGTGTTAGTATTGGAAGCGTCACTATGTAAATGTAATAATCTACCTGTGGTCAATGCATCTCCGTTTATTTCAGCAACCGCATCTGTAGTCACCGAATCTCCAGTGACCAACAACGCTGTGTTGTTTATACCAGAAGTAACGCCTAATTGATTACCATTAAAAGTTAAATTGTCTTCACCATTTAATGCACTAGCAGAAGTGAATGTAGGAATTCTATTATTAGCACCACTAGCCACAGAAGTAATTGGTATTCCAGTAAAAGTGCCATCCCCTGCAACTGAGAACTTAACTGCATCAGAATTATCTCTTACTTCAAACGCAGTAGCAGAAGTATCAGTCCCCAATCTCATAACTATTTTTTTATCTTGGTCTGTATTATCAATTATAAAATCTCCACCAGCACTTCCTACTTCCACAGTTGTTCCAGTGGCAGCAGAACTTATTTTTGACATTTCAGTATATACATTAGAATTAGAGTAACCAATAGATAATGCGTTTTCAGTCTTACTAGTAGTGAATGTTTGAAATGCTGCTGTGCCATGAGTATCAGTTGATTGTATTTTAATAAGAGATATAGGAGTGCTACCAGCAGTTAATTCTGGAACCACCCCATCAGTTGAACCTAGAATAATATCAGCGGTTCCAGTTCCATCACCATCATCAGTAAATACTGCCCAATGATAGAATGCTCCGGTAGCAGGTTGTGTTAAATCGTGAGCAGATAAAGCATCAACCGCTATGTATTTACCATCTGAAAATCCCTTTCCCGCTGTTAATGCTACTCTTATTACTCCACTACTTGTAGTGAAGGTGTGAGCAAATCCTAATGTTGAAGCGTGGTCCTTCAAAGCATAATTACCTTGAGCCATAGAGTGAATGCCAGTAAATAATCCTGAATGAGGAGAATCTACCTTATCGGTTAATATGGCTGTGGGGTTTGAGTTTATTGTACTTAGTTTTCCAGAATTGGCTACCATACTATTCTACCTCCACCGTATATATTACTTCGATAGTATCACTAGTTGAAAAGTTTCCTATTGGGTCAAAGTTAATTCTAGAAAGCATAATATTTTCAACTGGGCTATAATTATATCCACTAGTATCTATTACTGCCATCTCTGCATCAGTAGGAACATCTCCAAAGAATCCTACTTCTCTAATAGTGTAACCTTGTAATTCAGTCCCTGTAAAATCTCCTCTAAATTCTACAACCTTATCATCAGAAGAACTAGAGGTGGTGGAAGAATCTGTGCTGACTGGTAATGGAACATCGAGAGTAGTAGAAGTAGGATTGGTTCCACCTCCACCAACTCCTAGTTTAACTTTGCCTGATGTGCTACCAAAGAATTCTCTAAGGAATAGTGCCATTTTCTTTTTAGTATTGTCTGTTATCATATAAAATCCTCATCTATTATTATTTCTGTGACTGTTTCTTGTGGCCCCATAGTTGTCTCAAAGTCTAGTTTTCTTTCCGTCAATGTTTGGAATCCTAATGTGAACGCATTACTGTCTACTAAACCGACCCTTTTAATCATCAGTCTTAATTCTTTCAGTTTAACTGAATCAAAGAAGTCTAGTGGAGAAGTGGTCGAAGTGAATTGACTACCCCTGATAGAGGCAGAATTAGATTTATTAGTCATAGATAATTCAGCAAAACGATTCGCTAAATCCTTTCTGTAAGTTCCGGCCTCTAATTCGAGGAGTCCTTTTAACTCCCTTCTTATCTCATAAACTTTGTAAGTATCAGCAGGGACTCCTTCACTTGGGAAATCTAAGGTAATGATATCTCCCGCTTTTATGAATTCGACTCCCTTACTCGACATCTTAATTGTGAACCTATCATCACCATCAGAGTGCGCTTTCAGGAGTTTCTTAGCACGGATGTCTACATCGTCTTGTGAAATAAGTTCCATATTTACCTCTTCTAAAGTTTTCTTACCAAACTTGTCTATACTCTTGCGATTTCTTTTAATGGCTTTCTTTCCATTACCATATACAATTATTTCATTGTATAAATCAAAGGTAGATTTATTTCTAGTTACGCTAATAATTCTTAAATCTTTATTATCATAAGATAATACAATATCCCTAAAGTCTAAATCATTACTCTGTTTAATAAGAGATACTCCCTTTTCGTCTACCCTTATTTCTTTTTCTTTATATTTAGCAGCGAAGTTAGTAGCATTGAATAAATCCACACCTTGGAAATTAGGAGTGAGATAATAAGGGTATTCTCTATTATCAGAAATATCATACTGTATATCTTCCCCTGATAATAAGTTATTAATAATGTCCTCAACTTCTTCTCCAATGGCCACTGTAGAACCTATCTTAGCAGAAGTTACATTTGGTAAATTAGTAGGCACATTACTTTTAATTGAGAATATTTCTCCGAAAGAAACTAATCCTAATAAATCATTTTCAATTTTACCAATAGATAATCTACACAATGCTCTATCGTGATAATAATCTGCCTCTACACCCATAGATATTTTTTGCTTATTTAATCCATCAGTGAGTAACATATTGTATGCTTCTCCACTTTTGAAAGTATTTCTATTTCCACTAGGATTGAATAAATGTGCGTAATCTCTAAGAACCGTAAATGTATTATTTAGAAGATGAACAGTCGCCCCACTCAAAGCAGAATCACTAGCAAATCTACCTGCTATTGTAACATTTAATCCATTAGCAGATATAGATTTAACATAACATTTTTGATTACCTAGTTTTAGTTTATCTCCAACTTGTATATCATTAGCAACAGAGGAATTGAAAACTACTACATTTTCACCAATAGCGATAGTAGCAGTTTGCGTTAATTGCTTTTGTTGAGAATGCCTAGCATCCATATCTACTGCAACATACATTGACATCACCGCTTCATTTTCTCCAAATTTAGTACTGGTGTCAAGAGTAGTAGAACCAATATTAGAACCAGTAAAATTATGTTGATTAGAAACTCTTGATTGGCTAGGGGTATGACCATACATTGCATTACTTTTTGGCATTTTTGTAGTCTGAGCAGATAATTTATACATATCTATTTCATTTGGAGAAGTGGCCCAAAGACAATGTTCAGCGGGGCGCATAACCCTATAATTATTATAAAATCTAGGATTACCTTCCTTATCTAATGGTACATTATCAATTAGTAATTCATGTGCTACTTCTTTACCTGTAATATTTCTTCTATGTTCTTTGATATAAATTACATGGTCAGGGACTACCATCATATTCTCACAACTACCCTCTGCTTTATGTATGCCCCTCGCTATACTTCTCCCTTTTACACCATTCGTAAATACACCATCAGTCTGTTTAAAGATGCTGTGATTAATAAGTAGTTCAAGTGACTGTGGGGCAACAGTAGCCTCACTATTAAATGGAACAGCACCTAATAAATCTACTGCGTGATTTGCACCCCCAACACTAACAGCATATTGATTGCCACTCGTAGGATTATCCCCAGCAGAAAATCCAAAATTACCAACCAAATACATTCCGGTTAAATCTGTAAAGTTTAAGAAATGATTCCATTTAAATGGGGCTTCGGAAAAACTAAGAGTTTGGCCAGTAAAACTTGTTCCTGATGAATGGTCAAAAATACCATTCATTTCAAATGAAGTTACATTCACTCCCTCTGTTCCCGCATTGATACTAGTAACTACTGCATTGCTAGGCATAGATGATACAGTAGCACCAACTCCCCCTTGTACATACAATTCCATTCCCACTCTTATTGCTGCTGCGTTACAGGTAACAGTAGCATCGTTATGAGTTAAGACTACACCACTTACCTCAAAACTCCAATCATCTGCATTAACTAATCCACTTATGGGTGGCCTTGTTATTATTTTTAATACCCCCTCCTTGGAATTACTACCATTAATGGAATTGAATGTAACTACCCCTTGTTTTATTTCACTATCTACATCCGCATTACTAATTACATTTGATTTTAGACCATGAAGGAGTGAACCTAATTCATTTGTAATTGAATCTAAACATAGTTGAGGAACAAAGGCTGAATAAACTCCCGCTGCTACATAATTAGAAGATTCAGAATCAAAGAATGGTTCAGAATCACTATCATCATCTGAATTAAAGGTAGCATAACCTGACGTTCTAAGGTTAGGCTCAATGGTCACAAATGAATATTCTCCACTACGACCATTAGCAAAATCAGCATCAGGAGCATTACCACTTCCATACTTTATCGTATGGCGACCAGACATACTATCGGCTAAGGGATTAGTAACCGCATCATTTTTAGACTTAGAGTGAGCAAAATTTTGAGGATATATACCACCCCATGCCGTTCCTATTTTTCCCCCAATGCTAGGTTTAGTTATTGAGTTTTCAACAGAGTAAGAACCCAAAAATACAATATCGCAACCGTAATATGGATTACCTCCGTTTTGCATCCATTCTAACACATTAGAAGCGTGAGCATATTCTGTATCACGATTGTTAACTACCGTACCAACAGCCGCATCATCAATAACCAAATCTTCCTTTGAAGCCATAGCGTTGATGGTTCTATGAGTGTCATGTTTAAGTGTCGTTACTGCACCGAAATCTAATCTTTCAGAATAAAAAGTCCTAAATGCGGGAGGTAAAACAAAAGTTCCATTATTTATAAATGAATTCGTTACAGATGACGACGTTGTGTTAATTTTATCTTGCAAGGTTGAAAAATTTCTACTAAAGTGATTTAAAAATTTATTTTCTGTTATTCCAGAATCTCTAATATCTAAACTTGGAGTAGTAAGATTATAGATTGATGGGATACCTGAACCTCTCGGTAAACGAGTTATGCCTCCATCTTGACTACCTGATGGGGTAGGAGAAATTGTTATTGTATTAGCGGAAGTATCTCTCGCAGTAACTACCGCTCCACCATAAATATTTTTACCCGCAATTCCCATACCTGTGCTATAGTTAGCCGCATCAGCAACAGAGATTACACTCCCAAGACTATAAGTTGCACCAGTCTCTATAGTTCCCGTTATAGTTCCATAAGGAACTTGTTCTTGATTATTAGTCCCTCCATGTTTGGCCGCATTAATCATTGATTGTAGCATATTTAATTTTAAAGATTCACCAACTTCAGTAAAGGTATTAGTTCCTCCTCTACCTTTAGTTGTAAACTGATAAAATGAATCTGAAGTTTCCCTATCATGAATTCCAGTAGTTCCATCTCCACAAACATGAACATAACCAAAGTATTGTGCTTTATCTCCATCAGATTTGAATATATTATGTTTAAGGTAATCCCCCAACATAGTAATGGTGCTTGCATCAGTAACATCATTTAATGTATGCACCTTTCCAATATACCTTCCCTCATCAGTGAATATTTGGTCCCCCTGTTGGAGATGACTGGTAATATCACTAACACTTGTTGTTAACACATCACCACTAGTATCATAACCTGTAATTTTAGCATCTAATCTTCTTAATGGTTGGAACCTTGTATATTCAAAATTAGGAGTAGTTAGTTTAGTCATATCTCTTGGTAATCTTTCAGGGTCAATGAGGTTAAAATGCCAATCATAAGTGCAATCAATTAATCTCATTAAACCAAATCTTTTAATTTCGGATGGGAGAATAGAAGCAGTAGTAATTGGTAAAGTATCATATTGGTCATCTGTTTCTATCTCTTCTTCTAAAGAACCCTCATAAAATTCATGTGAGGTATTACTTTTAGTGAATGTTCCCTGTCCCTTTAACATAATATTGTAGTCAGTAAAACTTCTACTTATTCCCGAATAGCCAATATGATGTTTTCTAGACATTGAATCTGGATACATATCAGCAGGAGAAAATATGTGCCATCTCATTGTTTTGGGGTCGGGTAATTCCCAATGGTCTTTTGCTCTAGTAATGCCATCAAACTTAGGACCAATATGTGGAGGATAAAGAATGGTTAGTTCCTCAAAACCACTAGCACTAACATCGCCCGTAAGTTTACCTACCGCTTGAACGGTAGAAGTACCAGAACTATCCCAATGCGTATAAGGGGGTATGAGGGTTCTAATATTCGCATCACCACTACCGGATGCTCCTAATTTAAAGGCACGATTTATTACACGGTCATTATAATTGCTTAATTTAATCCATCTATTACTAATAGCGGCGGGAAAGGGTCTAGTGTCAGAATTGGCTTCGTATTCTATATCCCAATTAAGGTCAGTAGTATTATCTACATTTAATTTAAATCTAAAGTTAGTATCACTACTTACGCTAGTAATTCCATTATTAGCCGTGAATTTTTTGTAAATGATAGAATCGTCTATATTATTAACAGGGGCTTCCATATCTTCTTGCCAATCCCCTCCACCAAAATTATCATGAATTCTAGGCATAAATCTAGGATACTGTAAAGTCCTATGGTCAATATCATCGGGGGAAGTTACATATGTTCCGTGTTTATCAAAATCAGCAAAATTACTACCTAATATTGGTCTAAAATCTCTAGATTCTGGAGAAAGATATTCTAAGAAATATGGGTGTGTGGAGATATCACTGTTCGCATCATATAAAGAAATTAAATATGGTGAGGATATATTGGGGTCATACATATTAACATTCCAAGCGAAATCATTATTATGATAAGCGTAAGGATAAGTATAAACATCTTTTATTCCAAACTTAGCATCTGCTATTCTATATGCACTAGAATACCCGATAACTCTACCTTTTTCTGTAGAATAAGTTTCTTTAATTTGCCCATCTTTCCTTCTTCTATTAATGTATGAGAGATATCTACCCCTTTGTAATCCAAAATATCGCCATTTAGTATTACCATATCTGTCTATTACATCACTGAATATTACTGGTTCTGAAGCATTAAGATTATATCTAGTAAGACTACCCTCAGTGCCATCAACTGTAATAGAGTTATCAGTAATAAAGTGATGCAATCCCCCTGAATATTTAATTGGTTTACAAGTATTATCATAAGCATTAGGGCTAGATAGATAATTATTAGTTAAAGTTAATATTCCACCCTGAGTTAATCCTTGGGTGTTTAGGAAATATAATCCTTGAGTGAAGTAATCGGTTAATACTGTTATTCTAACAGTGAATGAA